TCAAATGGAACCTAAAGAGGTTGCTTTTAATGTAGCAGAAAAACTGTTATAAAATTTCTTAACTACTAATAAAATGAAAAGAAAGGGTTCTAAAAAGAAAAAAGAAGAAGAAGATGTTTATTCAGATGAAGAATTAAATAGCGAATTAGAAGAAACAGGTGCCTATATAAGAGTTCAATATAAAGGAGAAGAACTATTTTTAGATAAAAAGAAAATAGGAAGCGTAGTGTATCGAATGAATGACATGACCTATGAATTTGCAGAAGTAGGAAAAGTTGTTTCATTATCGCCACTGGTAATTAAAATGTATTGATTTTGTTTTTTCATAAATTTTTTATTAAAAAACAGAAATTTTTATTCTTATGTAAAGATATAAACATGGAACCTGAATGCAAAACCCTATCCGAACCTTGCCCTGAACGTTGCAGACGTTCTGGAAAGAACAACAAATGCGCCTCTAAGCCCGGACAAGCCGTTGGTCACGTCAAGGGTATGTACGCCAAAGCCGCGAAAGCCCCAGTTGCCGCTCGTGCCCCTTCGCCAGTTGCTCGTTCTCCTTCCATTCGTCGTGTTGGAAAGCAATGGGAAGCCCCCGCCGATTCGTTTCTTGGTGCCAAAGAAGTCGCTCGTCGCGGTGTTGGCAGACGTGTCTTAGGAAAGGCACCCAAATTACCGTTTGCCATGGGTGAATCCCTTTGCACGGGCATGTCGGAAGAGGAGTGCGGTGGCAAACCCGGCAAAATGGCTCACTGCCATTGGACCAAGCAAGGTAAGGACGGCTCTAAGGCTCACTGCGGCAGAGACAAGGTCATGGCGGGCGGCGCCGATCCGGAAATGTACACGGATGCCGAGCTTGATCAAGAACTCGAAAACGAAGATGCCTATGTCAAAGTTAACTACGATGGCGAGGAATTATTCTTAGACAAGAAACGTGTCGGAAGCGAAGTCTACAGAATGGTTGGCACAGAATTCGAGACCGTTGGAAAAGTCAAATCGTTGAACCCGCTCGACATTAAATTCAATAAGCACTAAATCATAAATGATACAATCAAAATTTAAAAATGATTGAATCCTTTTCTTTTACTAGAATAACAATGCCAATCCTAAAAAAAAACATTTATTCTACATTATCTACATATGGTCTAAAAACATTAGGTAAAGATAAAGTAACCCAAAAAATAGTTCCACCTACGCCACCCACTTCTCCTAATCATCCTATCGATTGTACACCAACCCCAACTTTTTCAGTACCAGAATCTATACAAGGGGAACCAGAGGTAAAAGAAGAACCAGAGGTAAAAGAAGAACTCAAGATAGAAGAAGAACTTAAGATAGAAGAAGAACCAAAGATAGAAGAAGAACCGGAGGTAAAAGAAGAACTTAAGATAGAAGAAGAACCAGAGGTAAAAGAAGAACTCAAGATAGAAGAAGAGCCAAAGGTAGAAAAAATAACAAAATGTTCTGATTTATGTACTATCATGTAAATATCTAACCTAAGTTTATAAATGGACACCATGCGTCATAAATTACCATTTGCCAGAAAAGGATCTGATTCATTTTGTGTAGATATGAAAAAAGAAGATTGTATTAAATCTAAAACAGCATGTCAATGGATTGGAGAATCGTATTGTCGAAGACGTATCAATACAAAAGCAAATATGAAAAACGTAACTAAGGTTAACTCAAAAACTCATGCAAAAACTCCTGTTATGATGGCATTTTCTTTTACTAGTACAGATTTGATTCATTTAGATCCAGAAGTAGTATATCCGATTGTAGATAAGGTAATATATGACTTATTTCATACCAGTCCAAGTCACCATGAACTTGAAGGAGAAACAGTATATGCTATGATTATGTTAACTCCAACCACAATCTCTGAATTCAATAAGAAAAATAAAATACAAAATCTAGCAGATATATTGAATATACAGATAGATAATAACCGAATTTCCCATATTGCATTATATGCAATGCGTCATGATTATTCTGAATAATAAAGAGCCATTTGTGTACCTTTTACCAACATTCCACATTTTTGGTAAAATCCAACGGTTTCCTCGGTACAATCTAAAATTGTTTTATAGCAACCTTCCTCTTTTGCCTTTCCTAGTAGGAAAGTTACCATTGTTTTCCCTAATCCGGACCGAGGAATTTTTTTTGATACCACGATATCTTCAATATGACCTACTAATCCACATTCGTGGATAAATTTAGGTTCTAATAGCAACGTACCGGTTCCAATGATTTGATTTGTAAGGGAATCATGAATCACCCATATTTGTATCATGGATTGGTTTTTAATCTGTTTAAACTGATCTAACCATTTATGTTTTGTAATTTTTCCAACTTTAGTTAATCCCTTTAATAAATCTAAATAACCTAAGTGATAATCACCCTCTTCTAATTGACGAATGTTCATTATAAAAATGTATAAATAAAAAGCCTATTTTAACCTTATAATTTAGAATAACGCGCCATTTCTCTGCCTTTAATAGAAAATCCACATTTTTGATAGAATCCAACATTATGTTCACCACAATCCAAAATGGTTTTATAACACCCTCTTAGAAGAGATCGTTCGATTAGAATTTGGATCAACTTTTTACCAAGTCCACCACCGTGAATATGTTTACGGATGACTACATCTTCTATATGACCTACTAATCCACATTTATGAATAAACTTTGGTTCCACTAATAATGTCGCGGTTCCAATAATCTTATTAGTTGATAAGTCGTGAATCACCCAAATTTCAATCATATTAGAACTTTTTATTTCTCTGAATCTTTCTAACCATTGTTCTTTGTTCACCATACCAATGGTAGTTAAATCATTTAATAAATCTAAATAACCTAGGTCATAATCGCCTTCTTCTAATTGTCGAATCTTCATTATGGAGATCTCACATTAAAATTGAAGGAAAACAACCGAAGAAAAGTAAAGATTAGAAAATGGACTATAGCAAACTCAATCTAAGTGATTCTTCAAGTCATCATCATTATGTTTATCAATTACAAGATGATAATTCTGTTGGTTCAACTATAAAAAAATCAATCATGAATGTATTGAATGGAAATCTAGATGAAAAGCAGCCTAAACAACAGGATTTCCAAGGACTAGAAAATACTGTTCTTCGTAACCATCAAAAAACTCTATTGTATCGAATGATTGAGCTTGAAAATAAATCGATTCATCCTGATCCAAAATTTATCATGAATACAAATATGGGAGTAGTGGGAGACGTAGTTGGTGCTGGAAAGTCACTTCCGGTCCTCCTCATGATTCATAACAATAAACTGTCGAGTGTCCAAAGAGATAAGTACTTTAGTTACAATAAAACATGCACCGTTTCTGTCATCGAGAAAGGATATAGTGGACCAGTTGCGGCAGTTAATAACCGTATTCACACTACTATTTTGGTTTTACCACATACTCTGGTAAGACAATGGCGATCTTATATTGATAATTATGTACCAGACCTTAAATATAAGATTATCAATAAGAAAGAACATTTGACCATGTATGACGACAAGAACAAGCCCTTGTACGAATCGCCTCAACAATTCTTGAATGTTCCACTTGTAATCATTAGCTCTACCTTCTATAGTTCATTCATTACTCTTTCTACTAATCAAAACCAAACATATATGAGTCAGATGAATTATGATCGTGTCATTTATGATGAAGCGGATAGCATCAATCTGCCAAATTGTTATAAACTAAAAGCAATCTTCTATTGGTTTATTACAAGCTCTGTTACAAATTTGTTGCGACCTCAATCGCGATATTGGGAAGGTAAATACCTAGATGGTGTAAAATGCAGTGGATTTATTAAAAATGTCTTTACGGAGCTTGAAGAAAACTATTTTCCTTTTTACGACATGATTTTTTTCAAGAATAAAGATACATACATTCAAGATAGTTTTGGACTACCAAAACCGATTCTTCACCGTATCGATTGTTTTACACCGAAAGCTGTAACTGTCCTAAAAGGTATCCTTGATGATAAAATTATTCAAATGATTCAAGGTGATGATGTAAAAGGTGCAATGGAACATGTAGGTTCTATGAACCTATTGAAATCAGCAGATGATATTATCAAGATATCAACAAATATGCTATTGAAGGATCTTGATAATCGTCAAAAGGAGTATGTATATAAATCAAGTATTAGTTACTATTCAGAGGATTCTAAAGCAGCTGCATTGAAGAACATTCAAACAAAAATCGATGAAATTCAGAAAAAGATTAAACTGATCGAGAATCGTGTTCAAAATCGATATTGCAATGTATGCAACTCCGATGCAGAAATTCCAACCATCACCATGTGTTGTAAAAATGTTTTCTGTCTCGCCTGTATCCAGGAATCACATAAGCTGAATCCAATCTGCCCATTTTGTCGTTCTAATCTAGGAGCAAATGATATTGTCATTCAAGCTCAAGTTCCAAAAGAAAAAGATATTCAGCCAACTGAACCCAATCCAGTTCCAACATTGCCGACTAAAATGGAAACATTAATCTCTATGATGAAAGCTAAGCCAGATGGAAAGTTTTTGGTAGTATCTCTCTATGAGAATAGTTTGAACGATCTGCGTGAAAAACTAATGATTGAAAATATTTCTGGTACAAAACTAGCTGGAAATAATCTGGTTGTTAATAAACTATTGAGCCGCTTTAAAGATCCGGCTTCCAATTTTAATTGTATCCTATTGAATGCCCTGAATTACGGTAGCGGATTGAACATTCCGGAAGCAACCGATATCATTATCTATCATAAGTTGACAAAGGAACTAGAAACACAAGTCATTGGGCGAGCACAACGATTTGGGCGAGTAGGAGCACTCCATGTTCATTATCTTCAACATGAAAACGAATACTAAAATAATTTATGTTTACTTTAGGATAACTTTGTAGCCTAAAAATTGATATAAATCTAAGTCCCTAATTTAATCTAATATGGTGCAATTTGCCATAATCAACTATCATAATTATACATTTATGATAACTGATTCCCCTACGAAAGAGACACTGCCACTTTATCTCGAATTATACCGAGAATACAACGTTACTACTATTGTTCGTTTATGTACACCACTATATGATCCCCTTTTACTAAATGAGAATGGAATAGTACATGTAGATTTACCATTTGAAGATGGTAGCGTTCCAGAACTCTCTATTTTTGAACAATGGAGATCACTTGTTTCACAGCATAAAAATAGAGTACTTTCAGTTCATTGTCTTTCTGGATTAGGGAGAGCTCCACTTATGGTTGGAGATAGCTTAATCCGAGCCGGTATGGATAAAATCGATGCCATTGAACTATTGCGAAGTAAACGAAACGGTGCATTGAATTCAAGACAGTTCCAATATTTAATGAGCATTCATCCTCCTAGTTGGTTTTCCTGTTTATATGGTTATGGTAGTTTCTAACTGTTTTTTGGAAGAATTCCAGAATCGTTTCAAAACACTTCGCCCATTTAGTTCAATCATGATTTGATCACGATGTGCATATAGATAGATAACCACGGTTTGGTAATTATTATTTAGCTTTTCAATTAGTTCTTTTTGGGTTTCATCGGTCTCATCATCTAGAGATAGAATACGATTCTGTTTTTTATATAACCAACCTGATTTCATATAAAAATGACGTTCATGATAATCAATGTGATTTATTTCTTTGCAACGTACATCCATATTGACAAAATGGAATAATCTCACGATTTTATTATAATTTCGGTGATTTTCTTCTTTCGTATTTGGTTTTTCTTTGTATTCTATTCTGCGCAATGATTCGACAAGATCCTCATTTGGTTTTACTCCGCAAAAATTCATAAAACGACAGTATACTTTTAACATAGTTGCCTGAATTGGTGTTTCAATCGTAGAACTAACAATTAATGCGTGATTTAAATATTCATAAATCATTCTTCGGATGTTTCGATTAATATTAGGTTTTCCGATTCCAACACATAAAGCAATGGGAATTTGGACAAATTTACTATTGAATTCTTGGTTTCCGGTACAAAAACTTTGAAAAATACGACAAACGAAACGTAATGTTCTTTCAAAACGTCTTCTTTGTTTTTTATGTTCTGCAATACGGTCATATTCATACATGACTTCATTAAATTCATCACCAGATAGGAGCTCATTGGGTAGATCTGGTATCATTTCTTTGATAATACCATATTCCAAATGAATATAGAGTTCATCATTACGAATAAAATGATACTGCTCATCTAGTCGAAATAACAATGGATATAAATCTTTTAAATCTTCTAAAGATCGTTGTTCTTGGTAATAATGTACCATATCACGATAATTACTTGGATTTCGTTTTGGTGGATCTCGATAAAGAGAATCAACAAATGTATTTATTACACGTTCTAGCGTTTCCATGTTATACTCGTGTATATGTTATATTTTTTAGTTTTAAACGATAGATTCCTACATAAATATGAATCAATCCTTTTTAAGCAATCACACAGCAATTCTTGATACTAGAGTCAACCTTAGCCATTTTATCGGAAACTGTTTTTTGGGTGTTCTCTACAACCGTGTTTAACTTGTCCTCTACACCATCTACTACGGTATCTACTTTGGTGTCAATTGTTTTAGCGATGTTATTTGTTACATCATCTAGTTTATCATTCATGCCCGTCACAACTTGATCTACCTTTGCAACGATTTGATTAATTAAGTTTTGTACTAAAACATCAACCTTTTTCTCTATTTTTTTAGGTAACGATCCAATCTTAGTTTCAACTTTATCCGCAATGGTACCAATATTATTGTGCATTTTTGATTCAAATGTTGATCCAATCGTGTCCATTTTATTTGTTAACTTAGTAATCATTTCATCCAATGAATCTGCTTCTTGTTCAGCTACCGGTTCAGCTACGGCTTCAACAATTTCAGCAACTTCAGCTACAGCTTCAACAACAACTTCAGCAACTTCTAATACAGCTTCTTCAACTACCTCCGTTACCGGTTCGGCGACTTGCTCTAAGGCTTCAACGGCTTCAACAGCTCCCGTTACCGGTTCAGCTACAGCTTCAACTACCTCAACAGCTTCGGCAACAACTTCCTCTACGGCTTCGGCAACAGCTTCGGCAACCGGTTCAACAGCTTCCACAACTTCCTCAACAGTGGCTTCAACAGCGACTTCCTCAACAGCTTCGGCAACAACTTCCTCTACGGCTTCGGCAACAGCTTCGGCAACCGGTTCAACAGCTTCCACAACTTCCTCAACAGTGGCTTCAACAGCGACTTCCTCTAAGGCTTCAACAGCGGCTTCAACAGTGGCTTCAACAGATTCAACAGCTTCAACAACGGCTTCAACAACTTCCTCTACGGCTTCAACGGCTTCAACAACTTCCTCTACGGCTTCAACAGCTTCTGTTACCGGTTCAGCTACGGCTTCAACAGCTTCTGTTACCGGTTCAGCTACAGCTTCAACAGCGACTTCCTCTACGGCTTCAACAGCGGCTTCAACAGCTTCAACAGCTTCGGCAACCGGTTCAACGGCTTCAACAGCTTCAGCGACTTCCGCAACTTCAACAGCGGCTTCAACAGCTTCGACAACGGCTTCAACAACTGCTTCAACAACTTCCTCTACAGCTTCAACAACTTCAGCAACCGGTTCCTCTAAAGGTGTGACATGTTCTACATCAAGATCAGGATTTGGTAATTGGGACATGGTTATTATGATAAGACAAAAGAAAATAATAATGAACGCATAGTTAATTATTTATTACATGGTTCTTCCTTCTTTCTGACCAAATGTGATCCAATGTTCCCATGCTTGTTTTCTTGTAATAATTCCTGCTTTTGTTAAATCAGGATACTTGATTAAATATGCCTTCCAATTAAATGCTATTTCTTTAACGGTAAAACTGATTGCAATAGAAGAACGGCTTGTACGTAATGCTGGAGCAGGCATGGTGCCAAAGATATAATCCGTACTAGTTAATCCTCCTGCATAGGTAATTGTATATACACCAGGAGGAGATGTTGCCGTAGGAACTCCATTGAATTGTGCTGTGCCTTGAAATCCAAAAATTGTATTGATAGGAATGTTGGTTCCATTACGATCTTGAATAGTATATTGGATCACAGGAACTGTTCCATAAATCGAGGTTTGTCCCGGTGTAATGACAACATAGGCATTTGTTTGAGTAACCTCATAGCTAACAGGTGGGCTAACACCAAGTACTGTATAACCCACAATGGTTAATCCGCTAGCATAGGTTAATAAATAGTTCCCAGCATGTGAACTAGATGTTGGCTGATTCGTAAATACGGCTGTACCCGATACAGTAGGTGTAATGGTATTTCCATTTCCATCTCTAAATGTATAATTAATCACTGGAGTTGCACCATAAACACTCGATTGACCTGCTTCAATAATCACATATGCTGGTCTATCTACAACTTGGTACGTAACTTCACTAGAAGCTGGTAAGATGTTATAATTTGTGCTTTCTAAGCCACTATAATAGGTTAATAGGTAATTACCCACTGGAGAACTCGAGGTTGGTGCATTTGTAATATTCGCATTTCCAGTTGTAGTTGTGGTAATCGTGCTTCCTGTACCAGCTGCATTAGCATTTAATGTATAATTGATGACAGGAGTTGTACCATAAAAGCTATATTGACCAGAAGTTATAATGACATAGGCATTTGCCCTAACAACTTGGTATGTAACTGCACTAGAAGCAGGGGACATAATATAATTTGTGCTAGTTAATCCACTCTGATAGGTTAATTGATAACTAGCTACTGGAGAACTGATGGTTGGTGCATTCGTAATAACAGCATTACCACTTTGATTAGGTATAATGGTAGTTCCTGAACCATCTGCATTTGGTTTAAATGTGTAATTGATAATAGGAGTTTGTCCATAAATGTTAGATTGACCCGTATTAATGATGACATAGGCGTTTGCTTGAGTAACCTGATAACTAACAGGTGGAGTAACACCGACCAATGTATATTCTGTATTACTTAATCCACTTTCATACGTTAATAGATACGTTCTTACATTAGAACTGGAAGTTGGGGCATTCGTAAAAGATGCATTACCCGTCGCTATAATTGTTGTTCCAGAGCCATCCGCTGCCGTATTGCATGTATAATTAATAACTGGAGTTGTGCCATATGTACTAGATTGTCCGCTTGTAATAATAACATAGGCATTTGCCCTAACAACTTGGTATGTAACTGCATTAGAAGCAGGGAACATAATATAATTTGTGCTAGTTAATCCACTATCATACGTTAATAGATAATTAGCTACTGGAGAACTAGAGTTTGGCGCACCGGTAATACTCGCATCTCCAGTTGTAGTTGTGGTAATCGTGCTTCCTGTACCAGCCGCATTAGCATTAAATGTATAATTAATGACCGGGGTCGTACCATATACGCTAGATTGTCCGCTTGTAATAATAACATAGGCATTTGCCTTATTAATAGTTAGATCACCATTTGTTCCGGCTACAAATGTATAATTGGTTGCACTTAATGTACCAATAGAAGCTGTAATGGGGTATGTTGCTACATCAGAGCTACTTGTAGCTGGACAAGTGCCAATTGCACTTGATAAATTGTTGACAACATCAGTATTTTCATTATTGACAAATCCCGTAATGGTTTCAGTTAAGGTTGGCACAGCAGAACCATAATTCATGGTTTGATTATTCGCATTAACTGTTAATTGCACTTTATTAATAATATAATTGACAGCATTTGTGGTGGGTGTTATGGTATAGTTAAGATTCGATAAACCACTAACATATTTTAATGGATAAGTCCCTGTAGTACTAGTTGCAGTTAAATCTGTAGTATAATGAACTTCTGACCCAGTTGTGGTAACATCTGTTCCAGTTCCGTCTTGACTGGTATTACATGTATAATTGATTACTGGTATAGAACCATAATTACTGGATTGACCTGCAGTAATAATAATATAGGCAGGTGCATTTTGAATCGTTAGGGTACCATTTACAAGATCAGTTAGTGTGTAATTTGTTGCAGATAATCCAGTATTATTAGCAGTAATTGTATAGGGTCCAACAGGAGAAGTATTTATAGCATTTGTACTACCATATACTGGAA